ATGGTTTAGTCATGGACGAATTTGCAGATATACACAAACAAGCTTGGTATGAGGTATTAAGACCAACATTATCAGATAAAAAAGGGCATGCTTTATTTTGTGGAAGTCCAAGAGGTTTTGGTAATTGGTCATATGAATTATTTAAACAAGGCGAAACCAATAATGAATGGTCATCATTTAAATATACAACATTAGAAGGTGGTCAAGTTGGTGCAGAAGAAATAGAACAAGCAAAACAAGATTTAGATATAAGAACATTTCAACAAGAATACGAAGCTACATTTGTTAATTATTCTGGTATGATCTATTATAATTTTAACAGACAAAAAAATATAATTGATACATACAAAAGAAATTCACCAATTTTACATATAGGGCTTGATTTTAACGTAGACCCAATGACAGCAGTTGTTTGTATAATTGAAAGAGATTTAATTATTGTTGTAGATGAAATTCAAATTTATAGTTCAAATACACAAGAAATGTGCGAAGAAATTCATAATAGGTATCAAAATAAAAAGATTGTTGTGTACCCAGACCCTAGTGCCAGACAAAGAAAAACCTCTGCAGGTGGATTAACTGACTTAAGTATCTTGAAAAACGCAGGATTTGATGTAAGATGTAGAAGTACAGCACCACTGGTAAGGGATAGGATAAATGCAGTAAATGCAAAATTAAAAAATGTTAATGGAAAAAATAATTTGTTTATTTTAAAATCTTGCAAAAATGTAATTAAAAGCATAGAACGACAAATATACAAAGAAGGTACACACATACCAGACAAGGATAGTGGTTACGATCATATGAATGATGCACTCGGATATTTAGTAGAGTTTAACTTTCCACTCAAAAGGAATTTTGTACCTAGTCCTCAACAAAGGTGGAGCTGATGAACAGAGAATTTCTTACAAATAAACACGATTTATGGAATGCACATATATCTAATTGGGAGTTTTATATTCGTAGTTATTTAGGGGGAAATGATTACAAAAATGGTTACTATTTACATAGATACATACTTGAAACACCAGAAGAATATGATCAAAGAATTAGGCATACACCATTAGATAATCATTGTAAGAATGTTGTGCAGATTTATACAAGTTTTCTTTGGAGAGTGCCACCAACAAGAGATTATGGAAGTTTAGATGGCGATTTACAATTAAGTTCTTTTTTACAAGATGCTGATCTAGATGGAAGATCATTTAATACTGTCATGCGTGAAGTACAAATGAATGCAAGTATTTATGGTAATTGTTGGGTTATTATAGACAAGCCACAATCAAATGCAAATACAAGAGCAGAAGAACTAGCACAAGATATAAGACCATATATATCAATTTATACACCAGAAAATGTTGTTAACTGGAATTATAAAAGGTCTGCTAGTGGTAGGTTCTATTTAGATTTATTGGTTTTAGTTGAAGATATAAATGCAGAAAGAGCTATTGTTAAAGTATTTACAGAAGAAACAATAAGCACATATCATGTAGAAGAATATGAACAAGAATATGCAGAAGGCGAAGTAAAACTTATTGAAGAAATACCAAATCCTATAGGAAGAATACCTGCAGTAAATGTTTATAATTTAAGAGGAAATAAAAGACCAATAGGTATATCTGATCTTGCAGATGTCGCACCTTTACAACAAGGCATTTATAATGATTACTCAGAAAAAGAACAATTAATCAGATTGGCAAACCACCCAAGTCTAGTAAAAACACCTAATGTAGAAGCTAGTGCAGGTGCAGGTGCAATAATAGAAATACCAGAAGATTTAGAATCTGCATTAAAACCATACATCATACAACCAAGTGGTCAAAATTTAGATGGTATTTTAAAATCAATACAAAGTAAAATTGATGCTATTGATAGAATTACACATATGGGTTCTGTTAGATCAACTGGAACACAAATAGCAAGTGGCATAGCATTACAAACAGAATTTCAATTATTAAATGCCAGATTATCTGAAAAGGCTGATTATTTAGAAAATGCTGAAGAACAGATTTGGTCTTTATTTGCTAGATGGCAAGATAAAGATTGGGACGGAAGTGTTAATTATCCAGATACATTTGATATTAGAGATTGGGCTAATGATCTTCAATATTTACAAATGGCAAAAGCATCTGGTATTAAATCAGAAACTTTTAACAAAGAAATTGATAAGCAAATTGCAGAAGCTGTTATTGATGATAATGAAACAATAAAAACCATTAATGATGAAATTGA